ACAGGTAAGCCATAAGAATCGATGTATCCTTCGTAGTTCCATTCCATAGGTATGAACAAAGAATATAGTCCCGAGCGAGTCTGTCCGTTGGCGTTTCGTTTGGTAACATCTGAATCATAGTATAATTTTTTAAAGTTATTACCACCTTTGTCTAATGAGTTTGATGTTGATCCCATCATACATTTACCTACTATTTTGCTACCTAGTCTTAATGTAGTTTTTGTAACTCTCCAGTTATTTAAAATATTGTTTGGTCTTTCCCATTTACCACTTTCGTCATGCACTAATAGTTTTAATTTTTCACCATCATAACTATTGTCTCCAGTATTTTTCCAATCTATAGTAGTGTCTAATCCTTTTAAATCTTCTAAAGAATCATCAGGACCAGCAGAAATTTTACGTCTTGTAAATTTACTAGCCGGTACACGATATGCTAATTCTGTTTTAGGTCTATCCATACCATCTTGAGTTGGCTTGAAAAAGAAAGGATAGTTGACTGATATTGGAACAACTTTATCTGTAAACATACTTTTTGCGTCAGGTCCAGATTTGGATAATATTCCGTAACGCGAATCACTAGATATTGTAGCTAGATTTACAACTTCACCTGATGCCATAAAAGAAAATCCAGAACGTCTGTTTTTTAAATAACATACTCCAAAACATCTGTTATCTGCTTTGCAAGCTTCCCAAAATAAAAAGAATAATCTATTTGACTCTCTAAAATCTGGAGCACCAACATCTATTTTAGACCACTGTAAGTACATGTAATGAGTACCTGTTAAATAAGTAGGTTCACCATTGTTATAAAACCAAAAACCTGAATCTCTACGATTAAACTCTTCGTCAATATAATCGTACCATTGTTCTTTGAACTCTTCTGGAAACTGCTTAAAATCAAATACAGTTTTTATTTTACTTAACTGTTTAGGATATTCAGCTTTTTGCCATTTATCTTTTTTAAATTTAAAAACATTTTTCTTTTGAGGTAGAGCTATTTTTAAATCTTGTATTTCGTATATTTCTCCTATCGTACCATCTTTACTGATTACAACTACGTCATATTCTTTGTTGTAACCATATTCCCATTTTTTAGATTTATTTAATCTTTTAATTGTTTTGGGATTTATGTGGTCATCTATTATATTATATAAAGTTTGTTTATACATTATTTAGATCTCCTTTCTGCAAAACCTTTAAAAGTTTTTTCTTTAACTTCTTTAGGTTTAGCTTCTAATATATCTTTTTCTTCTTGTATACGATTAAGTATTTCAAAGGCGTCGAATATAGCTAGTTTTTTTGTTGCAGCTGCATTTTTTAAACGATCAGCTGATATGTCTTCATTAGAGTCTACAATAGGTTCTTTAGCAACCTTTATTAATTCTTCCACCGCCTTTTGCCCAGCGAGGATTATATTCAATTTCGTTTCCTTGGTTTTCATACTTAACAGAGATATTTTTAGATTTCATACAATATAATAATTCTTCATCAATTAAAAATCTCCATTCTCTACCAGGTGGATAACCTATTATGTCACCTTGTTTTAAACCTTTTTGTTTTAATTGATTGTTATTGAATTTTATAACTCCAGTAAGATCTCTGTCTTTTAATGGTTTTATAAAACAATATTCACCAAATGTTTTCCATTTATCTTTTTGATTAAATAAATATATTTGATCTGGTGCTGCGAAATATAGTTCTTCAGTAAAGTATGATGCTGAATTTCTTTCTTCACCATTTTGACTATACCATCTTCTAAATATGTTATGATGAACCACAACTATATCTCCAACGTTTATACTAGTTTGGTACGCTGTTGGCACTGCAACAACTTTTGCAAATCTACTTATAAACTCAAACTCTTCAATAGAAGCGTTTACTATTAGTTTTTTATCATCAACTCTTACTTCGTTTTCATATCGTTCATTAACAGGAGTGACAATAAAGTTTTGAATACTTTTCATTAATATTCTAAATCATATTCAACAGATATAGCCATGTTAGAATTAAATTTCTTCCACGGCAATACCTCGTTGTTTTTTTTTATAAAAATATTATAAGAACTATCAGTATTATCTAACATTATACAAGATATCTCATGTCCACCATAAACCTGTTGACCTAAAGAATAATGCATAGCATCGTTCTTGTAGTCAGCGCCAATACTGATTTTTCTTATATTTGATTCCATTAGTCAACTTTTTTTAAGCTATCCTGTGGAATTTCAGTATAGGTTCCGTCTTTAACATTAATGTTGATTGGCCCGTATGCTTCTTCTAGTTCTTTTTTAATATCATCCATTAAAACTTTAATAGCTGGAATTTGATTTAAAATATCTTGCTTTTGAGCTTCTAATGCACCAACTTGACTAATTAACGTTGCCATACTAGCTTGACCGTCTTGAATTTTTTGTAACTGTTCGTCAGTTATTTTATTTGTTTCTGTACTCATAATTTAATTTTATTTAATTTAATAATAGTTTACTATTTATTATTACCTATACTTTTGAATTTTTCCGCTCCTCGTGAACCAAAATACGCTACATACACTGTTATTAACAATGATTTAAGTAGATCTATCCAACCCATCTCGATACCAAAGCTGATATCAAAGCTATCTAATAGTATAAATAACACTAAGGCTAATGTTAAAAATATAAGAGTCATGGGGCGCGTATTTTTACTGAGCCAAGAATCGCTCTTCATATCGCTCGACCAACGTTTTGATATCTCTTGCATTTCAACAATATCCATTTCTAAAAGCTTCATAGCTTTTGCTTTGTCTTCAGGTGGTAATGATTCTTCTTTAGAGATAAGATTTTTAACTACTCCAAATACACCATTATCTGGTAATATATCACCAACTGTTCCTAATATACCCGGTGCAGCAACTGCTAAAAACTGACCGACTTTAGTTTCACTAAACTTTTTTTTCTTTGGCATAAGCTTCTTTTTCCCATGGTAGACTCTTACTTCCTTCTTGCATTTTAGCGCGAGAATATGCTTTACCTTTCCACCATACATTATCATCGTCATAATAAAGATCACCTCTCATTATTTGATCAGTGTGTACTTTTTCATGACTAATAGTATTCTCTTCCTTCTCTATAGGAAGGTCTTCGTTTAATATAATACAACCAGTATCTAGCGTAACGCCATGTACTGTAGGATCTTCCATAGCTCTTCTATATACTGGAGTTGTATCTATTTTATAAGGTGGTTTTATTTTAAAAGCCATTTACTTAAGTGTTATCCTTTTCTAGTAGCTCTTTCATCAATTGGTCCACCATCTGTCATTAGGCCAATTTCTCTACCAGCTTTAGTGCCCGTTTTAAATTGATCAGTGTCTTTAGTGTCCATTTGGTATAAAGCTTTTTTACCCTCTTGATGTGGTCCTTTTTTATCGTATGCTTTTAAAGACCTGTCCATTTCATGGATCTTGTGTTTTGCATCGTGTATTAATTCTCTTTCACGAATCATTCCCCATCTAGGGTGGTTACCTGTGTATTGTCCCATAACTTGTTTTTTTAATTGTTAATTATTTTTTAATAGTTGTATTTCTTGTTTAAGTTCTTTTATAATTTTGTATAACTCTTGTGTAGCTGATATGTTAAGCATAGATAAAGCATCGTAGTCTACAGTTTTGTAATCATCAACTTCTTTACCATATACTACAACTGCACCAGCTTTACTTGAATCAACCTTTATACTGTTTTCATTTACTTGAAGTACTTCAACAATTTCTTTTTCATTTCCAGGATAAATAAGTTTTAATTTATCTCCTACTTTACAATCAACCGATAAGTCAATAACTCCATCAGTAATTACAGCTTGTTTAAATACATCAGGTACTATTTCTTTACCTTCGTTAACAGCTAAAGGATAATGCTCTTGTACTTGTTGAGCAATTACTTTTTTATGATCACCAGTACCTTTTGCTGGATCTATATATTTATAGTTAGATATTTCTATTTTAGATATAGTTTCTAAATCTTCTTTAGAATCACTTACTGATATGTCTTTTTTAATTCTTTCATCAGAAAATATATGTATACCTGACCCCATAAATCTACCGGTAGCATGTACACTAATTGGAAAAGCTCCAACTCCAGAAAAATTCAAAAAAGGACCACCAGCTCCAGTAAATAAGAAATAATCAAATGAAGCTCCACTATTATAATCTAAGAAACTATCTATTTCAATAGAACCTTTGCTATTAGCCGCTCCAAATAAACCTATACCAATTGTTGGCTGAGAATCTGTACTACCATTTAAAGTAAGTGTTAAATCATTACTACTATCTAATTGTCCACTACTATTCCAAAACGTTAAGCAGCTACTTAGTATTATAGCTGGAGGATTCCAAGCTTGTGTAAACGTAGATAACGTACCATCACCACGATAGTATTGAGCTGTAGTACCAGTAAATCTTGTTTGTAATGCTCCTGTGCCATCTATATATTCTGTTGCTGCGCCAGATCCAGTTACTGCAAACGTTCCAGTATTTGTTATTGGAGAACCTGCCACCGAAAACGCGGTTGGCATTGTTAATGCAACGCTTGTTACAGTTCCTGCGGTTTGCAAAACCCATCTAGTTCCTGTAGTTGTAGAACTTAAAACATCTCCAGCAAGACCTGGGTCACCAGCTGTATCATAATAAATACCTTCAATGTAAGCATCTTTGAAAGAATAAACACTAGAACCTAAATCAACACCATTATCATAGTGAGGATGCCAAGCTGTAGTATCGTCATTACCTATAACAGCTATATTTGAACCGTGTCCAATTGATTGTTGACCTATAACTATAGAGTTGTCATCATTGTTAAGAAGAAAACGAGTGTCATGTCCTAGAGCAATATTTCCATCACCTGTTGTTATAGGAAAACCAGCGTTGTATCCTACAAATACATTTGAATTACCAGTAGTTACAAGCGGACCGGATGAGCCACCAACAGCTGTGTTAAATATTGTTATACCAGGTCCAGTTTGATTTTTTAAAGATTGATAACCTATAGCTGTACTATTACCTAATTCATTGTTCTCACTTTGTAAAGCTTGATAACCAACAGCAGTGTGAGCGCCACCAGTTGTAAAGCTGCCTCCAGCGTTAACTCCTATTAAGGTTAAAGCAAATCCATCAGTAATGCTTGATCCAGCGCCTTTACCTATTAAAGTATTGTTAGTCGCTAAAGCTGTCATGTTTGTTCCTGCATCTACACCTAAGCTAGTATTATTAGCACCAACTGTTACTGCAGGGTTTTGTCCTTGTAACAAGGTTTCTGTTGCTAAATCGTATTGATAAGGCCAAGGTATTGTACCGACTGGAATAGACCATGCGCCAGTTCCATCTAAATAATTATTTAAAGTACCACCAGTTGGAACATAACCAGCGTTTGTTCCTCCATCATATTCATTAATTGTTATAGTAACAGCACCTGTAGCATTTGTTAATATGTCTATAGGATCACCTGCAGAAAGACCAATTGCTGTACTAATGTCTGTAACTATATTTACACCGCTTCCTGGAGTAGTCCATTGTACGCCATTTCCTAAACCTAAACTAACTAATACATCTCCAGCTGTTCCTGCGTTTGCAGTAAAATCCCATAGATTTAAGTTTACTTCTAAGTTTTGTGTAGATAAACCGCCTAGGCCAGAAACCTCTATGTAAGGATCAACAAAAACTCCAGCTGCAGCTTGTTGTATCATTATTGAATCACCTAATACTCCATTTGGTCCATCTAACCAATTAGGTATAGTAGCTGTTGTTCCTGTTCCGCCTGATGTAGCTAAAGCAGAAGGTGCTATTTTTACGTTAACTCCTCCTACATAACCTACAACGAAGTCTACTAACGCGGGATTAGTTTCAGTTGTGAATGCTGAAAATTTTATATTTGCCATTTTTTATATTTTTATTTATTCTCTAATCATTAAATCACCGCCTGCTTCAGTTTCCATAAAGTCAACACCATTTTCTAATATTATAAAATTAGTTATGGGAGGTGGAAGTAAAGCGCTTTTAAGTGGTATAGCTAAATTTGCATTAGCATTTCCTAATATACTAGGTGCCATTAGAGTAAAGCTATTATATCAGTTGCTGTAGTTCCAGTAGCATTAACACGTCCTACACATATAGGAATAAAAGATGCGTTACCAACATTTTTTAATACTACTGGTGAGGGTCCTGAAGTTTCAATACTTATATCTCCAGCTGTTCCTACATATAGTAGAAAAGAGTTAGATTTTGGATTACCTTGGTAGATAACATAAACATTTGGAGTAGCTAAGAAAATAGCATCGCTTAATGTTAGTGTTGTATCACTGTCCGTGCTTATTACTGTAGCTATAGCGCCAGTTGTTGTGTTGTATACTACATCTCCTTCTTTTACAGCTGGAATAGAAGTGCCTACTCCCTCGAATTGAGCTGAGCCATCTATAAGAGTTGATCCTAAAAAAGAAGTGTTTGTACCTTGTGCAACCAAGTACGGTTGAGGTATGTTTACTGTATCGCTAGGAATTACATCAATAGCGAATCCAGCTTGATTTTGAGGGAAATTTGATATTGCCATTTTATTTTGCTATTTGAGTTATTGGACCAGGTGTGTAAGGAGTAGAAGCTAGTTTTAATTTCATTCCAGTTATGCCTCTGCTGTCACCTTTACCCATTGGCATACCAGCAGGGTCTAGTGGACCTTCCCAGATAAACTGTTGTCCGACTTGTGTTTTATTTGTTGCCATAATTTGTTATTTATATGTTAAGTAATTTTTTATAATATGTTGTAAAGATTAGAAAATTGATCTGAAAAAGGATTTGAAGTATTAGTTCCTAAAAACATTTCTTGACCAGGAATCATATTTTGTTGCGCTGGATCAAAACCATCGTCACCAATGCTATAGTTCCAAGGTTTATCTTCTTTAGTCATATCTCTTTCTTCAGTTATTCTTCGCGTGTTACGAAAAGCTTGATCTCCAAACATCATTCTTTGAGTTTCTTGAGGAGTAATCATTGCTGTTTCTTTGTCAAATCTTCCAGCTGTTCTTAAGTTGTTTTGAGCAAATGAACTATTAGATTGATTATTACCACCTTCTGTTGCTATATTGTCTGTGTTAGGCACATTAGCATTAATAGGTGTCATTGGTTGTCTAGGTGGTTGCATTGCACTATTGATCGCAGGTACTAACGCTGGTGGCATGTTCATGTCTACCGCTGCGCTTGTTGCTGCTGAGTACCAAGATTGATAAGGCATTATTTAAAGTTTTTTAACATTTTACTGATAGGTTTTCCTGCAGTAATAGAATTAGTATTAGCTATAAAAGGTCTTTTGTTAGGTAACATATCTCCTTTTTGCGGCGGACCATCTACATCTAAAGTAGCTGAGTTATTATTTAAAGCATCAATAATACTGAATTGTCCAGGAAGTTTACTTGGATTGTAAGTTAAACCTGTTATTGGGCCTGTGTTATTAGTTCTAGAAGCCAAAGAACTTGAACCATCTAGACCAAAGTCCATATTAAAACCTAAAGAAGGATTTCTATAATTATCAACAGTGTTGTTTACTAGACCATCATTTGCTTTTTTATCAGCTATATCCTGTGCTATTTTATTGTCTCTTTCTTCTATTTTAGTATTATAAATAGATCTTCTATCTACGTTTTCTCCTTTTAACGCATCGCCAAATGTATTTTTATCTAAAAATTTATCAAATCTTTTATTAACTCTACTCGCTACATCACCAACACTACCACCTAACTCTAAATTGTTTTTAAATTCAGTTGATGTGTTACTTAAATCAGCATCAGCCCCAAATTTTCTTATATTCTTTTTTATAGATCTACTTTCTCTTCTAAAGTTTTTCTTCTTAAGTTTAGCTGATAATCTAACATACTCAGGACTTCCTGGTTTTGTTTTTGCAAGTTTTTTTTCTAAACTACTTAAACCAGTTGATGTGCGTTGGCTTTCTCTAGCGTTATCTAAAGCTTCATCACTACTAAAATCTAATTCTTTAGTTGCGTAACTAACTGGTGCTATTACATTATTATCTAATATAGTACCGTTTTGTTTTATAGGAGATTTGCTTTGTTTTGCCATCTTGCTTTATCTTTGTTAACGTGATCAATTGAAGTTTGTAAAACTTTATTCATATATTTATCACTTTTCATTATACTGTTTCTTCTTTCACTAGTTGGTATATCGTCTTCTCCTAGCATTATTCTATAAATTCTGCTTATGAGTTGCTTACCTTTAAAAGAAACTTTATATATATTATATTTCTGTGTAGTTCTATTTCTATGTCTCCACACTTTAATCCAATCATTTTGAATTAACTTATTCCATCTTCTATTATCCCAGCTGTAAGAGTATGTCCCTATTTTAAAATCTTTAATAGTGAACATATCTATACAGTCTAAATATATAAGAAGTTCTAAGTCAGCATCAGTTAAGCCGTTGTTCTTACAAGCCCATTTGCGTATTATACGGTAATGTTTTAGCAAGTGTAAATCTTTAAGATCACTTGCCTCTAGCTTTTTCATAAAACAACGACCACGTCTCTTGATTTAATAACGTGATATGTATCTTTATTTATTTCTATTTTGTGACCTGCTCTACTATCAAAGTATATTTCATCTTCTTCTTTTATACCTTTTACATCATCTCCAAAAGTTAATACTTTAGCTTTTTCAAACCTTATATCTTCTCTTTGTCCGTGTGTTAATAGTAAACCGCCTTTTGTTTTTTCAACCCCTTGTTCCATAGGTGTTATAATTAAATTATCTCCTATCGCCTTCATGCATTCTAATGTTATTAATTACACAATCAGTTGATAAAATAGTGGTAGCTACAGAGGCTGCATTTTTTAAAGCGCTTTTTGTAACTAATAACGGATCAATAATACCGCTATCAATCATGTTTACCATATTTCCTGTAACCACGTTTATACCATCTCCTTCTTTTAACTTAGTATTTGATTCAATACCAGCGTTACTTAATATAACTTTAAATGGAGATTTTATCGCGTCAAACAATACTTGCTCTGCTTTATCAGTAGCTTTTATTTTTTGCGCAGCATTAAGTAGGGCAATACCTCCTCCTGGAACTATACCTTCTTTTATCGCGGCCTTTGTAGCACACACTGCATCTTCAACTCTATCTTTCTTTTCTTTTAACTCTACATCAGAATTAGCACCAACTTTTACGTTAGCTATCTTAGCTGATAGCAATGCTAATCTTCTTTCCAGTCTTGTTATTGGGCCAGGTTTAGTTTCTTTTAGTATATCCTTTTTTACCTGTTCAATAAGATCTTCTACTTGTGGTGAAACACCTGCGACCTGTATAATGGTTTCGTATTCTGTAGTTACTGATTTTAAACATTCTCCTAAGTGCTCAGGTTGTATTAAATCTAAATCATCACCTAAATGCTCATTAATAACTGTAGCTCCAGTCATCATAGCTATATCATTTAATACTTGTTTTTTGGTAACTCCAAAATTAGGAGCATCAATTATATTTATCTTTATATTACCTTTAATTTTATTCATTGCTAACGCAGCTAATACTTTAGTATCTGCATCTCCAATAATTAATAAGGCTCTGTTAGTTTTTATAACATGTTCTAAAACGGACTGTATCTTACGTATGTTTTCTATTTCAGATTCTACAATTAATATCAGTGGTTTATTAAGTTCAGCTTTCTTACCTCCTTGATCAGTAACAAAACTCATGTTTTTTAAACCTCTATCGTATTGTATACCATCTACAATTTCAATATGTGTTTCAGCTGTTTCAGATTCTTCCATAGCAACAACTCCAGTTTTACCTACAGCCAAGAAAGCTTTAGATATTTTCTCTCCTAATTCTTTATCATTGTTAGCTGAGATAGTTGCTACTTGTTCTACCATATCATCTACAACAGGTATACTTATATCATCTAAGTATTTTATTGTTTTGGTTACAGCTGCATCAATACCGGCTTTTAAAAATCTTACATTGTTAATTTTAGCTTCTTTAGCCATATGTAAAATTGAATGTGCCAATACTGTAGCGGTTGTTGTACCATCTCCTGCTTCTTTTACGGTTTTACGTGCTGCTTCTTTTATAAGCATAGCACCCATATTTTCTACTGGATCTAATAATAAAACGCTTTCTGCTACTGTAATCCCATCTTTTGTTATAGTAGGTTTACCTAAGTTGTCTTCTAAGATAACACACTTACCGTTAGCCCCAAGCGTGGAGCTAACAGCTTTTGTGAGTTTATCTATTCCGTTCAATATCTTATCTTGAGCACTATGGCCAAAATTAAGATTTTTAACTAGTTTTTCTGTCATTTGATTAAATTATATTATATTGTGGTTTAGATATTATTCAAAGGTTTTAACCACCTTTGGTCCGTTTGCAAATTCTAATTTCTTAGAATAATGTTCAATTGAAGCATCTATTGCTTGCTCAGCTCCTTCTAATGTTTCTCTTCTTGTAACATCATGCCAAGTATCATTATTAAGATCTTGATATTCTGTTTGATAAAATCCATTAGGTAATTGAACAATTCTCCAGTTGCCTTTGTCTGAAACGTGTTTCCAAAGGTTAACGGTTTCTTTGGATACTTGTGGTTGACTACTCCACGAATTAGTCGTGTAATAAAACGTCATTGGTTTTGGTTTTAAAATTAGTAATTGGTTAATGCTCTTCCCGAGCCGGGTTTGTTGTATATTTATATAATCACTTGTTAAAGTGATAGTTTACTTTACTATTGTGCTACCATTACGATACCTGCAACATTTAATGGAGCAGCACCTGTGCCGTCTGTTTGATATAATTCACCTGAGACTATCCCACCTGCTATAGCTGCTGCATCATCTGCGTATTCATCTAAATTTGTGAATATTCGTTTCCAAGCTCCGCTAGGAGTTGGTGCACCTAAAGCAGATCCAAGATTGGCTGTTGGAACAAAGGAATCAAATTCAGTACCTGCTGAGTCTGTATAAGTATCGAAAGAGAATTTTCCGTTCCCTTTGATACTAACGATTATTTTACCTACTGTAGAACTTGCTGTGGTTCCTATTGAGACAAAATTATCCGAAGATTCAATTTGAAATTCAGAGTTGATAGCTCCTGTTGTATTATCAACATCTCTAACTTGTAATCGTGCTCCAAGACTATCTTCAACAAATAACGCCGCAACACCACTACCACTAGCTTCTCCAAATATTTTCATGTTTCCTCTAAGCTCATATTGCCCACCGTTTGGTGCGGAATAAACTTGCGTCCTTGCTATATCACTATCTTTTAAAGAAACTCCTGCAGATGCCCAAAGAGGTATAACAAAATCTGAATTTGGTGGGACTGATACTATGCCTCCTCCGACGAAAGCAACAGTGTCTATAACGTCTTGCATTGTGTATGCTTCATCAGTTCCGTTAGTGTTAGCTTGGTTAGATGTTTTATATAACGGTGCGTCTGGATTCCAGAATACCGTGCTATATGTGGATGGGATAGTTGCCATGTTTTTTTTTAAATTTTTATTAGTTAGTTTTTAATTTTTTATGCTACTGGTGCCCAGGTTGCTATATCTAAAACTCTATATCTTATATTGAGTGTTAATTTTCCATCACCTGTAGTAGGATTTAAACCAGCGGTTGTAATAACCATATCTGTATTATCTTGTAAAAGTTTACCTGCGTAAGTGTTTTGTCCTTGTTCGTTACCTTGTAGTATATCACCTACACCATTTATAAAAGATTGTTTAAACACTGATTGATATGTATCTGAGTTACCTAAAAATCCTGAAGGACATACTACTAAGAAGTCTGTAAAGTCATATACAGTTGTTGCATAGTCATAATTATAAGCTACACTTAATATTTCTATTACAGTTCCTACTCCTTGTCTTGCTACAACTACAACAGGTGTTGATGATAATGTAGCTAAGCCAGCAGCATCTATACCTACTGTTACGTTTTTATCTTCTACTGCATTTTTCCATGCGATACCAGCACCAGTTGAAGTTAAAACTTGGTCAAGTAATCCAGGTGAACCACCAGCATCTCTTAACTCAGCATCCATTCTAACATTACCTTTAAAGTAATTTAATCCAAAATAATTATTAACACTCGCTACAGTTCCTACTACATTTGCACCTCCAGTTAAGTTAACATTTGATGTTATATTAGTTTCAGTCCCTGGACTTATCGCTACTGTAACACCATCGTCTGACATAGAACTGTCTCCTAATGCCGCTCCGCTAGGTGTCCATTTTGCAATTTGATTTAAAGTACCACTACCAGCTAAAGCTCCAGCTCCTGCTGAAACATCTATCCATTGTACTTGACTAGCACCAGTAGAACTTAATACTTGACCAACTGTACCACTACTTACAAAAGCATCTGTTACAGCTCCAGTTATAGTTGTTTGACTTGTTAAATTTACAATGCTGTTAAATGTATGTGGTGCTAAACTTGTTATTCCACCACCACCAGCATTAATATCTAATGCAGTACCGGTTAAACTTAAGTTACCAGCAGCAGTCATAGTTATATTAGTACCGTCATCAGTTGTTTGAGAATCACCTAATGCGCTAGGTCCTGTCCATTTAGTCATTGTGTTTGGAGTACCAGAACCGGAGAATATACCTGAGTTATCTATTTCTTGCCAAGTGTTAGCGCTAGAGAATATACACCAATCACCTACTTGCCATGAATTAAATCCATCTAAGTTAGTTGTTCCTGGTACATCTACTATATAATAGTATCCTTGTGTTCCAACTCCTGATGCTAAAGGTCCATCAACTGATGTATTAGCATTTGCATCCCAAGTTCCTCTGTATTCTATACCAGAAGGTAAACCATCTATCCATTCAACACCTGTAACGGTAGAGGATAGTATTTGACCTGCGCCACCTGGAGATCCAAGTCCGCCAGAATCTATTAATTCTCCGTAAAATCTTACTTTAGAATAAGCATTAACGCTGTTTACATTAATTGAAGTTAAATCACCAAGATCTACTTTAGAATTAAATGCGCATTCACCGAAATGTGTTTCTATGTTATTGTGGGTTTCTGCTCCATTTACAATAAATGAACTATTTACAGTTAATGTTTTACCAACAGCGAACTCAGCGCTTTCTGTATGTATAGTTAGTGGAGCTGGTGTTGCTACTTGTCTTACGTATGAATCACCTAACTGTTGGTTAGTAACCCATACTGGCATAGTACCAGGAGTACCGCTACCAAATCCTAGCAAAGCTATTATATAGTCAGCAATGCCGGTGACATTTATATTTATTGTTGGATTACCGGTTACAGTCATGTCCGATGCGATTATTCGATCGGTACCTTTTACTGTAGAGGTAGGGTATGAGTATATTATTGCCATGTTTTATTATTTATTTTTTCAACTCTAGTT